CTCGTAGTGACCACGGCATCAGCGCCGGTACGTCGCCCCACAGATAGTAACTGCCGAAATGCCATCGCGCCCGTCCTACCCACCGCTGCGCCCCGTTGACGTTCTCTACAACCATCGGGATATACCGGCCCGCGGCTTCCGACGCCTCCCGCTGGATCCGAAAGCACGCATCGAACAGCGTGTTATCCGGCGGCGGTAACGCCTTAGCCCGCTTCCACGGCATCGCGCGGTAGCTATATGCCTGACACGGTGGAGACGCAACGATCAAATCAGCGTTGCGGAATTGCGAACCGTGCAGCGTCTTCACGTCCTGCAATACCAGTTGCGCCGGATAGGGTCGCTGCTCGATATCAAACCCGATGACCGTATAGCCTTCGGCAAGCAGTCCTTCGGCCCACCCGCCCAAGCCGCAAAAGAGGTCAATCGCCAGCATGACTCAGCAGTTACACTTCGCCTTATCCGCGCAATCGCACGCCTTCTTAGCGCGGCGTTGTTCGCTCAACCCGATGGCGACGGCCTGCTTCGGGTTCGTCACCTTCTCGCCCGAGCTGCTCTTCAGTTCCCCGGTGTTGAACTCGCTCATCACCTTGGATACCTTGTCCCCCGGCTTCTTCCTGCCGGCCTTGCGGGATACGACGTCGTCCGTCACTGCCGTTTTCGTTAGTGGCATATTCATCTCCGTCCTCACGCTAATTGCTCCGCCCGCTGGGGAAAACAGTCTCTGGTAAGGCTTGCATCTGGAAACATCGTTCGCATAGCCACTCATCCGGATCGACCTTCGTTAAGTACTTCCGTTCCGTCAGTGTCGTGCCGCAACGGTCACATATTTCGGGTACTTCATAAGGGAGATGGCAATCGGCGCAGTGGGCCTCGTTGTTTGCTATGTAGACGCGGCTGTCTGGCCGCCGAACGCATGAGCAGTATTTCTGATACATCGCCATCGATGCCATTTCGTCCTCGATCAGTTTGCGTTCACAACGCCAGTCGTACAGCCAGAGCAGGCATCCATCGATGTCCGGGTAGCCGGATCGCAGCGTGGCTTCCGCTTCCGCTATCTCGCGGTCGCAGCGGGCTAATTCCTCTGAAGGAATAGGCTTCATGTTACGCTGGAAAAGTTCCTCTGCTTGCTATTCAGCCGAGGCGGATTGAAACTTCTCCCGCATACAAATCAGACAGAACAGAGGGGACTTCAGGAACTCTTCCGGCCCGTGCATCACATGCCCGCATTCGAGCGTAGCCACGAAGTACTCCCGCTCCTCGCACCATTCCGCTTTCAATACACGTCTCAGGCATCGCTTGGCTGCGCGAACCAGCACATCGCTCATTGAGCTACCCTATGTGATATGAATCGTCGCGGCTTCCTTGGTGCTCTGCTTGGTGCCTTTGTTGCCGATCCCGAAGAGTTGTTATGGGTGCCGGGGAAGAAGCTTATCTCGATTCCTGCGCCTGCGATCTACCGCGGGAATCTATTGCTCACACCTGAACAGGTCAGCCGGGACATGCTCCGCATTCTGCAAAAGAACTTGGTGTTTCATAAGGAGGCATTCCGGCTTTCCTACCCTGCTATCGGTTCTACTCTGAACGTACGGCGGCCATTGAACTACGTCACTCACTGACAGAACCACCCGAACACCTTACACAACCACCGATGAAAGCTGCCATACAGCCGTTCCGGCGCCGGTGACGGCGGGTACGGCGTCGTTGTTTCCGGTGTCCAGTTCGCAATCGGGCTCTCCGCGCCGAACGATACCTGATCAATCGGCTGCGAGCTGTTAGCTGCCACGGCTGTCACACCCCAGTACGTCAACGCCCCGTCAATCGTGGGCTGCTCGAGCGTCACCCGCTGGTCTTCGTTCGTTCCGTCGTTGTAGGTGATCCGCAGCGTCCCCGAGTACACGTTCTGATTCGCCGCTATCCCGCAAGTCACAGACTGCGTGCTCGCATCCATCGGGGCCGCTTCGCAGCGCATCTCGGTGACTACCAACGGCGGCGGGTACAGGCCCGAAGCACACGGTGTCTGCGACGGGCAGGGCGAATCGAGCGACTGCACCAGCACGGCTCGCGGTTCGGTATGGCTGTACCATTCGGCGGCTGCGCGATCCCCGTAGAAGTCCGCGCCCATCACCCGGGGCTTCGTGCCTGGTTTGTCGTAGACAGCCACACCGGTCACTGCGTACTTGCCGTCACGCTGCATCAGCACCGGCCAGGAGTAGTTCAGAGGCGGCTGGATGATGTTCGGGTCCGCGTGCTCGAGCTTGACCTGCAGGCTTCCGCGCCAGGCTGTATTCTGTGATGTCATCGCGCAGGTCATGGTCCGCGTATCCTTGCCTAAGAAGCTTGACTCCTTGCACTTCATTCCCGATATCACTACAGGTGGCAAGCGCACGTTCGACGCCTGGTTGTAGAGCGTCAGCACCTCGGACGGCGACAACGCCCTGCCGTAGATGCGTACATCGTCTATGCCGCCCTTCCAACCGTAGTAATCCGGCAGTCCGTAGTAGTCCCCGATGTAGACCGGCAGCGAGCGCGGCTGAATCGCGGCTGTATCGCTCGCCACCTGTACCCCGTCGACGTACAGCCTTGCCATCGTCCCGTCATAGGTTGCGGTCACCAGTTGCCATGCGTTGCCCTTCACCGCGCCGCCCTCGACGCATCCGTACGGCTGGCCGCATGTCCCGGTCGAGCCTGCGCCGCCGGCCCCGATGAACTTATACATGCCGGCTGTCATGTCCAGGCCCAGATAGAAGCCTGTGTCGTACTGCGACTCGATGATCCTTGGATAGGCGTATATCATCGTGGGATCGGGCTGGACCCACGCGCTGACGGTGAAGGTGGATCCGATAGGTATAGCCGGCGTGATCACCCGGGCGTGTCCGTCAAACCCGAGAGCCCCGACGATCTGGCCGCCGATCCATTTGGCGCCGTATATCGTGCCGGGGTATTGGCCATAGTCCGGGTAGTACTGATCAGTGTTGATGTTCTTCACGTAGACGCCGGGATGGGCTGAGTCGATAGCTATCGTGCCGCTGCGGTCGTCGAATCGCCAGTGCGCGGTTAATCCTGCGTTGGGGTCCTGCGCTAAAGCGGTAGCGGCAAGGAACAGAACAGCAACGCGCATGTCTTTCGGGAGGGCGGCTTATCGACTGACTCTCCATCAGATGCAAGTAAGAAAACAACCCGTTAGGGCCCTTAAGGGACCTATCCCTTTAGGGCTTAGGAGTGTTCCGATAGACCAATCAGCGTACCCGACGATGCCGCCCATAAATGGCGAAGCCCCACGTCTCGAACCCATTCGTTGTGTGGGGCCTTGCCTCGCTAGTGGTGCTACGTTCTTTGGAGCCAATCCTGCTTACCCCATAAGCAACCGCGTGCCTAAAGGCAGCGGCTTCGCGCCTCCTTCTGTTTGAGCTATCGGCTAATGCCGACGCATAGACAGAATATGGAAGAAACAGTGAAACGTCTAGTCTCTATTTCGGTATCGATGCCACGCCCAACAGATCACCCAGACCGCGACGGCCCAAGCCAGGATGATCCACCGTACGCGATCCGGCATTCTTCGCTTTAGCGCAGGGCATCGTAATCAAGGCGTACTTATTTCCACCCACCGCATCCGTTGCGCGTTCGCTCGTATCTGCGGGGTATCAAGCAGGCGGATCGTGCGCTTGCACGGCATCCGGAATGTGACAAACTTCGGGCGTTCCGTCTTCGCTTCAGCGCCTTTATTCTGCTGGTTTGCGATAGGCCCTTGTTGCTGGGTCATTCGGATCGCCGCTGACCGACGGCATCTTCCTACGCCAGTCGTCCGGCAGCTTCTCCTGCGCGTACGCTTTGGCCCTGACTGCTTCGTCGGTGCGCTGGTCCTGCTCGAGGGCTGATTGGATCGCGCCCATGATCTTGCGGCGTGCTGGGTCTTTCCTATCTAATCGAATGATCAGGCAGTCCTCGTCATCCAGTTCGTGGATAGCAAACGGGATGCTGGTCGATTTGTGCTGCCGGTCCTTCGACTCAGTGTCGCGGTGACGATGTGTTGCTTCCGTTGGATACTGCGTTGCTTCGGTGGGCATTAGAATTACCTGTTGCTCTTGCGGCCGCTTTCCTGGCCCTGTCCCTGATCTTCCTGCTGCAGTTGCAGGATTAGCTGCTCGAGCTCGGCTTGCGCCGATTGGGGATCGGATCTCAGGCTATTCTTCAGGGACTGCAGTTGCTGGATGACCTGCTGGTTGCCGCGTCCGGGGTTCTGTTGTTGTTCCATGGATAGTTCCCCTCCTTGGGATCGAGGGTTAGACGATTCCGGGGCTGCTTTATCTCGCATTGCTTCGGCTTGGGCGTCTACCATTTCGCGTGTGATTCGCGGGTTGCCAATATGGGTGTTCCCATAGGCGAAACTCCGTCTCTGCTCTTCGCGTTCGTTCATCGCGGCCGCGGAACCCCGATCACGTAGCCCCCGAACCCGAACAACCGGAGTACCCAAAGCAGCAGGATCACCACCACCACGATGTTGATCAGAGTCTTGATGGGCGGCGCCATCGGGATATAAGTGTTGACGAAGTAGAGTAAGACTCCGATCACGATCAGCACAATCAATAGCTGGATCAGGTCCATGTCAGTCCTCCTCCTCTGCCTTCCGCATCGGCGTCTGTACGATCACGATAGGGAAGCCGTTCCTCAGTGCCTCGATAAAGTCGCTGAAGTCGTCCGCGTGCAGCCGTACCACGCCCAGATCGCCCGACCTGCCGTAGGTCAGCCGGACGTCCGTATGGTCCGGACGGCCCAGCACTCCCGCGGTCGTGATGCGGAGCTGTTTGACGACTTTGTCCATTTGCTTTGTAGGGCAGAGTTATTTAGAAACGGAAGCCCGATAACGTGTACCTTATCCTGCGTTCGCCCCGTACTTACCCATCAGGGCCGTAAGCTCGTCCTCGCTGAACACGAAATACCTACCCCGGCGTTTCAAGACACTTGCAATCACGGCCATCCTGTAACAGCAGAGCAACTGGCCGATCAGCGTAGACTCTTCCACCGTCAGTTGGCGTACTATCGCCGCCTCCGTCAGAGCCATAAGCAACCGTTGCGCTTCCGCTTCTTCCATCGGTGGCAGCGGGCGTACCTCAGGGTAATCACGTTCAAACGTTTCAATACTCGCCGTAAGCTTCTGTTGCAAAGCTTGCAGTTCTTCATGCGTCCAGGGCAGTTTCACTCAATGCAACATACCCCAAAATGGATCGATTCTGAAACAGGATTTTGGGCTTGAAAGATGGCTTTGTTTGCAACACCCGTGGTGAGCCGTTTAGGGTGACGTTTATGAAACAGCTATTGCCCCATCCGTCGAGAAGCGATAATACTGCACTGTGGAAGACAATGTCATCTACGACTGGAAAGCTCACATAAGCATCCGCTTGTTAACAACCCTGCTTGAGATAGTGGACGATCTTGACACAATACGGCGGCTGCGTAATGGGGAACTGCCTTTAAGCTGCGCGTTCTCACTGGACGAAACTCGTGACCACGTAAACAGTTGCCTGCAGGAACTCGATGAGCATTTAGAAGGACATGAGTCCATATTCGACTTGCTGGGCATCTTTCTAGAAGATGACTTCACGGATGCCTCATTGGTACGAACTGAGGCTGGTAACGGACTTAAGATCGTGCTTTCCATAGCCAGACACGAACCTGGTGATGCGGTTTTACCCCATCCACCCGGTGCTGAAACTACTCGCTGACGCCCAGGCGCTCTTCTTCTCCTTCTGGGGGGCCGGCTGGGTGGCGCAGATCTCATGCAGGCGGGAGTTCAGGTAGCGGGTTGCGTCCATCAAATGGTCCATCTGCTTGACCACGCGGCCGCGTTCATCCCTTCTATAGAGCCTGAACTCGCTGATCCAGTTCTGTAATGACTTGAAGACCTTCAGCCGTCCGCTGGTCATCCGACTCAGGAGCTCGTACAGGCCCGACTCGACCGCGTTCTCGGCTTCGATCAGGTTCAGCCCGAGATCCTGATACATCTGAATGAGTTGCCGCCCGTCGATCTGGCCGCGCCCGCGGGCCGCGGGGTCGATTGCGCCTTTGATCCATGAGCCGCGGGCCTTGATCGCCTCACTGTGAATCACCGGCTCCGCTTCCCCGCGGTAGTGCTCGGCGTACATGTATACCGTATCTGTCTCGCGATTCAAGGCTCCCCAACAAACCGCAGTACGGGACCAGCCGACATCCATTCCATAACAGCGGGGCCAATGCGGCGGCACCTCGAAGTCGGGCACCACGATATCGGCTTCCGGCACCGGGAAGATGGCGCCCGAGCCGAGAACGGGAATACCCTTCGACCTGGCGTCCCGCTGATAAGCCGGTATCCCCTGAAGGAGATCTGCTTTCGCCTGCTCGGTGAGATGCGGGCAGTCCGACCATGTGGCAGTAACGAGGAACTTCATCCGGGTATACCGTTCGGCAGAAAGCTCAATACCACTTCACTGAGTCCCAGGAGCGGAGTGAATGTCAGATAACAGATTCCGCCGGTTGTCATGGTCCGAATCAGTCCTTCCGAATACAGGGTCAGACTTGGTTC